TCCCTTTTAGGGAGAGGGGCTGGGGAGAGGGTGGGTTTGTGTGGGAGCGGCCGTTGTAAGATTTCACTTGGTTTGCGAAAATCTTTCACTTGGTTTGCGAAAGGAAATTTCGCTCAAATTCGGCCGAAACCCCATCCACTGACATACCCATTAAACGGCCCATAATCATCGTTTAGAACAGCCTTAAAGTGCCCGTTTCCCGGCGTCGGTCGTCGCAGTTCTGGTTCCAGATTAGCAGCTCTTTGGCCTGGCTGCCCGCGCCGCCGCCGACGGTGTAGGAGATGCCCAGTTCCTGGTGGCTGAGGCCATCGAATACACGCCGGATATCGGGGTGGTCGTTGATGCTGATGACCATCGATCCATGCACAGTTCTGGCCAGCTCGGCCATGCGCCCGTACTGATCGAATCCGAACTCCACACCATAGCCCTCGGTCTGCCAGTACGGTGGGTCGAGATAGAAGAGCGTGTGCGGCCTGTCGTACTTTGCCACCACCTCCTGCCACGGCAAGTTCTCGACGTTTGCCCCATACAGCCGCAGGTGGGCCTGGCTTAAATCCTCCTCCAGGCGCAGCAGGTTAAGGCGCGGGCCGGAGGTGGTAGCGGTGCCGTAGTTTTGCCCCTCCACCCGACCACCAAAGGAGAGCTTCTGGAGGTAGAAGAACCGGGCCGCGCGCTGGATGTCGGTGAGCGTTTCCGGTGCCTTCATTTGCTCCCACGCGAAGACCTGCCGGGAGGTGATGGCCCATTTGAACTGCCGAACAAACTCCTCCAGGTGATGCTGCACGACTCGGTAAAGGTTAACCAGCTCGCCATTGATGTCGTTGAGCACTTCGACTTCGGACGGCTGCTTGGCAAAGAAAATTGCCGCCGCCCCACAGAACGCCTCAACGTAGCAGGTGTGTGCCGGAAACAGATCCAGAATCGGATCGGCCAGGCGGCGCTTGCCGCCGAGCCAGGGGATGATCGGTATCGCCATTGTGAGCCTCTTTCTTGTTTGTGCTAGGCTCCCCCGGCCGCTAGCGGCGGGAGGGCCTTCGCTTGGCTCACAGTGCTTATTCACTGTGTGTTGAGGTCCGGGTCGCGTTCGTGCGCGGGCCGGTCGCCCTCTTTTTCTTCATGCGAAAATCGGCGTGACAGAAAACTTTTTGTACGATCGGCTTGGAAAGCTCTCTGGAGTTGCGGTCGGCCAGCTTACTGAAAAATACATCTTAAATATCCCGACCGTGGCGGTGTCTTCCGCCGCCCAGTTATATTCCACAAGCCCGAGAACAGCATTGATGATTGTCGCGGTGCGTGTGATCACCGTGCCGCCGGCCTCAGCCTGATAGATAAATTGCACACCGGTGGCCAAGGTGAGATCAGCCACCTTTTCATCGCGTGTCAGAGTCGCGCGGATCGCCGGGGCGCGATCGCCTTTACGGATAAAGAAGTCAGCCATGTTCGATCCTCATGCTGTTGTGTGCTGGCCGAATGCGCGCGGCGTTGTTGCTCTTCGCAAAGATCGCGCGCGTTGCAGTGTTGATGATACGGGCTTCAGTGTGCGGCGCCGCCAAGGTATTAAAAATCACGCCGCTCATATCCGCCTGCACGCGCGCCGATGCGGTCAGTTGCGCGGCGAACGAAATGGCCGTGGCGAGATCCGCCGAGACGGTGGCGCGGCCGGTGAGTTGCGCGGCCAGCGGTATCGACGTGGTCAGCGCGGCGGTCTGCGTGGCACGGGCTTGCAGGGTTGCCGAAAAATCAGCCGCCTGCGCGTCGAAGGTGGCCGACAGCGACGCACGACCCGACAGTGTCGCCGCCATCGTTATGGACGTGGCCATGCCGGCCGAAAGGCTGGCGCGGCCGGTGAGCGGCGCGGACAGCGGTATCGCCGTGGTCAGGGCGGCGGTAACCGAGGCACGTGCTGACAGATTGGCGGTAAGGGGTATGGCGGTGGTGATCCCGGCAGCGACCGTCGCGCGTGCCGACAGACTGGCGGCCAGCGGAACAGCGGTGGTGAGAACAGCGGTGACAGTAGCGCGTGCCGAAAGGTTGGCAGACAAGTCGGCCCCAACACCACCAACATCCAGCCCTGCCCAATCATCCCCCATACCAGTAGAGGCAAACCCGAACCCGCCGATGCCGGCGTAGCCGGACGCAATGGAGGAATCCGTGACGCTGGCAACGGCGCTGCCGTTTTTGTAATACGTGATGTCGGTGCCAACCGCGCCTATTTTTAAAGTATCGCCGGCGGTGACGGTCGTCGGGCTGCTGCCCATGCTGGTGCCCGTGCCGGCGACGTACTTGAATCGTTCGGTGTTGGTGCCGTCGAGAATGAATCCGTACCACGTGTTCGCAGCCGCGCTCACGCGACACGCCACGCCGATGTACCCGCCGGAGGTAGCGGTGATCAGCAGCTCCGACGTTTGATCGTTGGCGAACGCGGCGCCGGAGTAATACATGCTGCCGTAGCCGCTGTGCGCCGCCTTGATCTTGTTGGTGTCAATTAAATAGTCGCCGGCGGCGCCGACGTTTGCTGTCCAGTTCGCTCCCGGCGAACCGTCAGCTCTGTTGAAATTATCGGTTGGCACTACAGCCCCTGCTCAATGGCGAAAATGCGGTCTTTCATCACATCCGCGATCGCGGCCAGCATCTGCCGGACTGTGGCATTTGCCGGGATGGCGTTGGGGTCGTAGCCAAAATCCACAGCCAGCGCGCGAAATACCGTCTGGATATCGACCGGCAGTTGCGCGTAGGTGGTGCCCAGGGTAATACCGAGGCCGTGCAGCGTCAGGGCGCCGGTGTACGCGTGCAGCTTCCCGAACACCGTGAACAGGGTCAGGAGTATTTTCAACACGCGCCGGTAGGTCATGCCGGCCGCCAGCCACTGCGACGGGATACGGCGTGCGTCCAGATACGCCGTGGCGGTGCTGGCCACGGCGGCGTTGACGGTGTTATCCAGATTCAGGGGTAGCATCACCACGTCCGGGTCGCCGGCAATGGCATCCCGTTGGGCATTCGTAACATCGGCCCACAGAATCATTAATGGTTCGTACCCGGCGTCGATGCCACTCCACGGGACATTAAACCCTGTCGGGCTCGAGACGCGGTGATACAAATATTTTGGCGTCCTGATCTCGCCGGGAACGTTGTTGAGCGGCATGATGAAAAATCGAATGGTCACGGCTTAACTCCCTATCGCTGTTTGGCTGTTCGTTGTTTATTCAAAATCCACGGCCTACCTGCACAGGGCGATTCCCACGAATCCCTTATCATTCTTAACTTCGCGCCACTCGCCCTGTGTGGTTGTGTTAATAGGGGCGCCGGGCGCGCAGGGCGTGCCGGGCGCGACGTAGACTTGCTTCTTGTCAAGATCCAGCAGGTTGGAGAGTTTCCCTTCCTGGCTTAGCGAGTACATCGGCCGTGCACCATCAGCGCGCGACGGATTTAGAACGACCTTCTTCGTGGACAGCAGGCTCGCAACGTAGTTATCGCAGGCTGTCTGTGCCGCCGTTGGCACAACCGATGTGGGTGTGGCCAGTGACAGTACAGCCGTTACCAGCGGCACCGGCGCCTTGCTGATCGCCTTCATCGCCAGCGGCACGCCAGCTGGGTCGGTGACGGTCAGGACAAACGTGCACGATTTCTCCGGCTCCTGTGGGTGCGGCCAACAGGCGTAGATTTGCGTGGCATCCGCAGAGGCCCATGCCCGCGCCTGCGCCACCGGGACGCTGGGAGAAAAACAGCTAACGTTGATCTCTGCGTGCGCCGCGAACGAAAAAGAAACAAACAGAAGAAGAAAATATTTTTTCATGTCCAGGTCCTCTTTGGTGTTATGGCAGCAGCTGCGAACACCCTGGCCGCCTGTCGCGCTCACCATCGTCCGGTTGCAGGGCAGACGTGATGGTGGTCTGCGTCAGCAGCAGCACCACCAGCCAGAATCGAGCGCGGCGCACGGTTCAGAAAAACGCGATGTCGAGCGCGCCGGCACCAATGCTCGGCGCCGGGTCGCCGTTGTTGACGGTCTTGGGCGTGGCGAGCGCGCCCCAGAACCCCACGTTGCCGGCGCTTATTGCGTCGGCGATGAACGTGCCGAAAATAACCCCCCAGTTGGCCGTCGGCGCCGGAAACGTAATGGCCGCGGCGTTGTCGGTGTTGCCGTCGGTGGCGCTCGCCGCCGTCCAATTGGCGTCGAGCGGATCGCGCTGCACGCGTGCGTAGCCACCGCCCGCGACTTCGGTCACGTTGGTATTCATGGCATCCAGGTCGGGTGTCATCTCCGTCCACACTGCCGTGCCATCGGCCACCGTGCCGCCTTCGGCCGTCGGCCAGGCGGGCTCGCCGGCGCCGGTGGTGCCGGCCGTTGTGCAGCGGTACAGCCGGCCGTTTGGTGTCCCCGGAATAACGGTATCGAGCAACGCCACCGCCGTGCTGCGAATGGCGCTGGAGTAACCACGCGTCGCGCGGATGAGGCCGGCGTACAGCGCGGCCGGCTTGGTGAAGGTGCCGGTGCGGAAGTAATGCTTGCGCAGCTCCACTTCGAGATAATTCGTCATGTTCGACATCGAGGCTCTCCTTTAAGCAATAAAGAAATGGTTAATAAAAAAAATCGCAGCGGCCACAATCATGGACAGCGCGCCGCGCAGGTCTTCCTGTTTTCCCCAGGCGGCGGCGGATTTCACCTCGGTATTTACCGGCATTTTCAGCCAGTAGCGAACGATGGCGCAGGCGCCCGGCCAGGCGATGGCGTGCGCGATGGCGAGTTTGATGGCCGCGCTGGTCATCCACGCGGCGGTTGGTGCCTGCACGCCGGCGGCGTACGCGATGGAGACGCCCATCGACCACGCCAACAGCAAGCCAACCGGGAAAAACACCGCGCCGTAAAACACCAGCGCCGCCCACGGATTCTTTTTCAGTAGGCCGAATTGCCAGGGCGCGTACTTTCTGTCGTCGTGCCCGGTGTACGCGAATCCGATCGCGTGCCCGAATCCCGGCCAGTTGTAGGCGGCGGCGACGGCAGCGACGACCATCAGCGTTTGCGCGATGAGCACGGACGTGGCGGAACCGTGATCAACAACAAAAAACGCGTTGCACAGTCCGAGGCCGATGAGTGCCGGCAGTTTGGCGATGGTCTCGTGTTCCTTCGGCGTGCCGCGTTGCCGGTCCAGCCACGAGGCGGCCGGGATAAGGGCGAGAGCGATTGCAATGCTGATGTGTTCCATGCGGTCTCCTCAAAGTTTTATCATCACGTTCAGGAAGGTTTCTGGCGCCATGATATTGTGCGGCGATCCGCTGCCGGACGGATCCATCGACATGACGTGATTGCTCGCATCGATCGAGATGATGCTGGAAAAACCAGCACCGCCCGCCGAATAGGCGCTTTTCGTGTGCGTGTGCGGGCCGTTTTCGGCCAGCGTGTTCGCGTGCCTCTCTTCGCCGAGGTGCTCGCCCAGCGCGCGGTTGGTGAGCGACATGCTGATTGTGTTGATGCCAGTGCCATTGCTGGTGATATCGATTGCAATGCCGGCGTGCGCGTTGGCCAGAGTGCTGGCCAGGTAAATCTGAGTGCCGGTGACGCGGACCGGGTAATAAATCGTCGAAGCCGCCAGACCGCCAGGCAGAGCGCCACCGGTATTCGATACCGTCACCTGGGCACCGGTGTAGATCGAGTTGTTGCTAGGCACCTGCAGAAAGTTGGTGGCGGAATCGGCCTGGAAAATTTCTTCCCACTTACCGAGCCCCGCCACGGCGATCGCGCGACCGAGCGTGCGCGACAGGCGCAAGCGACGGTTGGCGGCGAAATCCTCTGCCGCGTTGGCGCCGCGCGACACTTTCGCTCCGCTGGAATCGTACACCGGGCACCACTGGTCGGCGATGTTGTTCCACAGCAACGTGTAAAGCGCCTCGGTATCGGGATTGGCGCGCAGGGTGGCGCCGGACGATGCGCTGCCGATGGTTCCCTCGTTGGCCATTACCCAGGTCGCATCGGCGGCGTTCTTAAATGTGAATTTGGCATCGCCCGTGGAAAACCCGTATTGCTTGGCGAGGGCGACGATGGCCTGAAGTAGTTGCGTGTTGTCGGCTTTGCTGAGCGAAAGTCCGGCGGCCAGAATCGGCGCGACAATCTCCTCCTGTATGTTGTTGAAGAAGTCCTGCCCCGGTACGGTGGCCGGCGGCGATCCGGTCGAACTGCCCTGCGTAAAATAACCCGGCGTGCCCGCCGGATTCTGCGTGGGCGGCGCTGCAACAGCGGTGGCGGTATCGACTCTTTGCATGGTCTAGGCCTCGTT